CCGCCATTAGCTTTAATAGCAGTATTGCCATTGCTCTCTATACGCAAACGCTCCTCAAGGGCAGAGCCGCTATGAGTCATAAAGCTCAGCTCGCCTTGCCTAGCGGAGTGGCTTTTGTGTACCGCCGCTATTCTTGCGTCAATTAGCTCATTGCTATTGTAAAAACCAATAGCGTTTAAATTGTTGTCCGTTGCGCTTGTGTTGAAAAACCGCAACTCGCTGGCGATATGCGCGTTTGCCGCAGGATTAGTTCCTGTGTTTGATGATTTGGCGTGCAAAGCGCCATCAGACTCGATAGAAAATCGCTCAGTGCCACTTGTCCAAAACTCCATCTTATCGAGGTTATGCTCATACCGTATTCGGCCAGAGTTTCTAGAGTCGCCATCCCCAAACCACACTTCACCCGTGTATGAAGATGGAGAAACAAACTGCAAAATATTTCCTTGGTTTGAAGCATCTTCTAGCGTCAGCGTTGTGCCTGCATAAGCTGACCAAGATGGTGACACGGCGCTGTTTTGGACGTGCAGTTTTGTTGTGGGACTCGGCGTACCAACACCGAAATTACCGTCACTAGTTATGCGCGTACGCTCTGCGTTGTTGGCATAAAACACAACAGGGTCACTAGACGATGTACCAAGCTGCAATATATTTGAAGATACTTGTAAAAAAGATGATGTTGTTGCGTTTGATAGCAAAAAGGTACTGTCGCCTTTAATTGTGCCAGCTACATCTAGGGCCGCTGATGGATTAGCATTGTTGATTCCCGTTAAGCCATTATTAGACCCATCTGACTTCATTGTTATATTTAAGGTACTGTTGTTGCTATACAGCTTAAACAAGTCGGCATCTGCACCGAGCCAAGCTCTTTGTCCTGCTGTTGTGTCTGCGTCCCTAAAAGTTATGTAGCTTCCAGTTGATCCAGAGGTTTCAATCTGCGCGATATTTTGCGCCGAACCCTGAATAGTAAGAACGTCAGCTACAACAGTACCCGTGACATCAATGCCTGTGTCGCTAACAGTCAGCTTTGTACTTGTAGCGTTGTCATCAATACCAGTAGACGCAAAGTTAGAGATCGTCCCGCCGTGTACATAGTCACCGCTAATCTGATCGTTCGTAAACGTCAGAGTCTTGCCAGATAAGTCCAGGCTCGCTTTAAGCTGCGCGTTGCCTACCGTCCCGTCTGATGGTGTGCCAATGTCTACCGCGTCACCAATTACTAAGATGTAATCAATCACATCACTTGAGGTAAGCGCGGAAGCAAAGACAATGTGCGATCCAGACACGGTATAGGCTGTCTCGGGAGCCTGCGTAACACCGTTAAGAGAGACAATCAGGTTTCGGGCAGACTCAGGAAAGTAATGGTCGCCTAGAACCGTCAGCGCGTAGGTGTCAGTAGCAGACGTAGTAATGCTGTCGATTAGCCGAAACGCGCCTGTCTCTGGTGTTTTTCCTATGAATGGCATTTAGGTTTCCTTTCCGCGTGAGCTAATCAAGTTTGATATGTGATATTCAAATAGTAGTTTGCATTTGCGTTATTCAAATCTGCGTGCCTAACTACTAAATAATCAGCACCGGCTGATAAAGCATAAAAATTGACGACGTTGCTGTTACCGCCTATGTACGCAACTATCGTTCCATTACCGCGGTTAATAAATCTTGATAGCCCAGTGCTAGTCACAAACGTGCTGTTGTTGGATGCAAAAGGCAATCCGTTAATCTGAAGTGCAGTGCCAGAGCTTAGATCGGTGATACTTATCAATAAAACTGAAAGATGGACTAATCTGCCCACCTTGGTATATGTGGCGTCGTAAAAACTCGCAGAGCCAGAGGCTATTGACGGCGACCATGTGCCTTCTTCATAGTCATCTAAAACATTAGAGCTAACAGTGATTCCGCTTCCGCCGGAAACGCCATAATCTATCCCATAACCAGCGTCAAACTTTAAGTGCCCAGCAAAGTGAGCAGATCGCGTTGAGCCCGTATCCCTGCCCACCACAAAAGGCGTTGCGGCAGAGCTTGGCAAGGCTGTAATACCGTTGACTAGATTAGAGCCGCCAAAAGTAGCCGCCTGCGTTCCAGCGACGGATTTAATGTTTAATCCGCCGTAAGTGTCGATTCTCAGTCTTTCGGCAGAGCTTCCATTGATGTGAAATGCCAGTGAGTGATTCGTTTGGGTTCCAATACCCAAAGTGCTTGCTGAGTCATCCCAGACAAATGCAATACTTCTAGTTCCTGCTTGAGAGCTAAAGCGACCGAGTAGCTGGTCCTGACCGGCCGGAGCGCCTACATCAACATCTAGCTTGTAACTAGGACTCGTAGTGCCGATACCAACGTTACCGTTTGATGCCCAGCGCATAACAGAACCAGTGCTATTAACATCCGCATACAAGGTTACATCGTCATCATTTTCTAAAAACCATCGCCATTTTTCTGTGCCGCTTCTTCGTATGCTTTGCCAAGTAAAACTTCCAGTGGCTTGTGTTCCATCAAGTATAATTGTTCTATTTGTAGCGCTTTGAATATGTAATGGCCCAGCAGGACTCGTAGTACCAATACCAACATTACCGCCAGTAGTTACAACAACCTTAGATGCCCCGCCAACAGAGGATGAGTTAGACAAATCAAAAGCATTAGAGTTGGAGGTGTCTGTGCCTATAGTCCAATCAGTACCAGTGTTGAAGTAAATACCAGCATCGTTAGCACCGTTAGAGCCAAGCCGAATGTAGTTGTCTGCGCTTGCCTTTCTAATATGCAAAAGGTGCGTAGGGCTTGGCTGTCCGATGCCAACGAACCCGTCATTGCGAACTGTAAAAAGCTCATCGCTAATGTTGTGTACGCTAAATATAGACGTGTCGGCGATTCCCGTTCCTCTGCCTGAAGCCTGTACTTTTAGCGCCGCGCCATCTGTGGCATCCGCGCCACTGTTGTTTATGTAAACTGTAGGCGTAGAGCCGGTATCTTTATCAACGTGCAAAAGGTTTGAAGGGCTGGTGCCGATCCCGACGTTTTGGCTACTATCAATCGTGATCGCCGTAGTTGCGGAAGTGCCGATCAACATTTGATCTACGGTAGTGTTGTTGTGGTTGTACTGTACAAAGCCCCTATATTGCTCGTTCCCGCTTGTACCATCAGCAAAAAACAGCGCCCCGTAACCGCCCGAGGTGGAGTCGCTTACAACAGTAATTCCGCCTGCCGCGCCAGTGTCTACAACCAAGTCTGCGGCACTACTATACGTTGATGGGCTTGTGGCTTTTACGCCTACATTGTGCGCTGAATCAATAGTAATCGCAGTGCTTGTGGCGTTATCGTCAATGCCAGTAGAGGCAAAGTTAGAAATCGTCCCGCCGTTTACGTCATCACCCGAAATACCATCATCAGGTAGCGTCAGCGTTCCCGTAGCCGTCAGGTTGGTAAACGCACCCGCATTAGCAGTTACCGAGCCAATAGAGACGCCATCAATGGTGCCGCCATCAATGTCTACTTCGGGGTCTACAATCTGTGAAGGTGTCTTACCAAGAAACGGCATTAGGTGATCTCCATGACTCCAAGAACAACATCAAGCGCGGACGCGGTGCCAGATTGCACCTTTAACGCATCGCCTGTTTCCAAGATGTACTTTTGACCAGACAAGGTCTCGAGAGTTGTTTGCCCGGGGATCGCCACGTTTTCGAGCAGCTGATGCGCGGACGATGCAGAAGAATCTGAAAACTGCACCTGCACCTCTACGGCTTGCGTCGTCTTGTTGGCGATGGCCAAGCCAAGAACCACAGTCGTGGTTGCCGAGGGTGTCGTGTATAGCGTGTCATAGGCGGAGTTGTTAACGTCCGTCAATGCCGCATTTTTGAATGTGTTCGCCATAACTTATCCCAATGCGATTGCAAGCGCCGTAGCGTCATCGGTGGAAGTCGCGGCGGTATCGCTCAGCGCCGTCTCTAGAAGCCCTGCCGTAAAGCGAAGCTCAACTCTGTCGGCAGAATCAAAAGCTCTAGCTGTCGTGCCCTCCTGCGCCCTAACAACAGTCAGCGTGTTGCTGGATATTGCGGTCACTTTGACCACCTCCAGAACATCTATGTCATCAAGGTCAACGATGGTCGCTAAGGTGTAATCACTCCCAGACAAGGAAGGAAACCCCGAAGCATCGACAACAGAAATGCTAGTCGCTGAGCTAGTGATCCCAGACGAAAGCTCCGTTTTGACGTTGTTGCTGAACTTAACCGCCATAGTGAAAACCTATGTAAATGGATTACTTAGGAGACAGTCACCGTCCAGGTTATCGTCATGCTATCTGCAGTGCCTTTGTTGACTACGTCGAACACAGTTCGGCAAAGCATCGTTCCAGAAGTAGATGCATTGAACAGACCAGCTTCAGTGATTGCAGCTGCTGACGACGGCGTGTTGGCCGGGAAGGTAGCGACGTAAGCCACTTCGTTGTTAGTGACCGTAGTGCTAGTCAAAGCAACGCGTGCAGACTCGCTACCGAGAGCAGAGTCGCCCGCAGCAGCAGCCGTACTGCCAGTGCCAATCGCCATGTGCGACATCACTGCGTCAGTAGTGCCTTCCATGCGGCTGGCAACAAACTCTTTTCCGTCTGTAACAACAAGGTTGTCTACTTCCTTGACAATCTCGTTGTTGATTGCGATTGAAAGCTTTCCAGTGAGCTTCAGGTTTTCGTGCAACATGAGTAATTCTCCTACTCGTTGAATGCGAATGCGTTAATAACGCTTGCGTTAAAAATGCTTTTGCCGCGGTATGCGACAAGGCTTACAGAGGCGCTTTCCGACATAGTCAGGGATTCGTCTAGTCCCTTAGATGTAGAATTAACAAGCGACTCAGACATCGTCATGGAGTCAGTTTTGACGACTCCTTGATCGAATGCGGTGGACTCAGTTACCGAAGCAGAGTCTTGGAGAACGCGTGTTACATCTTTCGCTGCGTCCTCTGTTAACGAGACGGTTTCTGAGTTCGACTTTCCGAAATCAACTACCTCAGAATCGGAAAATCCAAATGTGTCAGACAACGATCTGGCAAACTGCTTTGCCAGTTGCTCTTGCATTGAAAGCGTGTCAGTAACGGCTTTGGACGCCGAGTAAGCAAGGTCCTCTGTCAGCGTTGCGATATTGCCTTTATCGAGCCCCGACTGCTTTGCAAAGTCCCCCAATTGAGCAAGATCGTCCAAGGTAAATGCGTCAGTAAAGGACCTGCTGAACTGCACAACTCTAGATAGCTGCTCTGACACAGACACGCTGTCTGACAAGCCTTTGCCATAGTCAGGCGCATAAGACTCGGCTACAGAAACGCTGTCGCTATCTGGCCGAGAGAAATCAACGGCCAGCGCCTCTAGCACTGATACGGAGTCGCTTTTACTGGCAGAAAACGAATACTGCGACGCTTCTGTTACCGAGAAAGAATCCGTCGCCTGCTTACCAAGGGCTGCTGCAAGGCTTTCGCCCATTGAGAACGAATCGTCGAGCCCTTTTGTGAAGTCATAAGACGAACTTTCGCTTAAAGCAGCCTGATCGGTGAGACCTTTGCCAAAAGAGAGCACGGAACTCTCGGACAAGAAAGTTTGGTCTGTAAAAGCCCTCGCAAAAGAGACTTCTTTAAACAATGATTCGGTGACGCCAAACGAATCGGTTAGGGGCTTGCTGTAAGAGAACGCATGCTGCTCGGAAAGCTGATACGAATCGCTAAGACTCTTAGCAAACTCAAACGACAAAACTTCGAGCAGCGTAACTTCCTGCCCTTCTTTAAAGTATCTATTAAGAGAAGATGGATCTAACGCTACATCGACTAACCGGGTATCTTCATAATCAACAGACAGGCGAACGCTGACTATCTCAGAAGAGACAATCGCTCGTGCCCGCTGGTAAGTGAAGAATAGTTTGATCATTAGTCGAAGTCGTCCCTGACCTTGAACTTGATAAGATCGTTAACGGTTTGAATGCCGCCACTGGCAGTCGTGATCTCAACTTCGCCTTCGAAAATACCTGCAGTATCTAAGGTTCCAGTGGGAAAATTGGTTACTACCTTGCCATCAGTCGGTGCTGTGATGGTGCAGGTGAGTGTCGACTTAACCGTCGTCTCCCCTAGCGCTCTAATACGCAGCCTTACCGTAGCGCCGCTAAGATTTATCGGACGCCAAGTGGTGTTGTCGTTTTCATCCAAGACACTACCGATAGCTGCTTTATTGCTATCTCTAAGGGTGATGGTTAACTCTGGCAGAGTATCCCCAGCAACCAAGTTAATTGTGTCCGAGTAAGCCATAGTTATTCCTCTGCACCATTATATTACCAGAGCTAATATTGATTAGTAAGCCCAAATCACCGGCTCCTGGGTCCGAATGTCCACATGTACGAAGGTTTTAGCCACACCGATACCGCCAAAACCAAGCTCCAGGGCGTGCTTAATAATCGTCCGTCTCTGCGAGCCTGTAGAAACGGCGATGTCTGCAGCAATTCCTTGAGCGTGAGTACCGGGCGCTTGCTTAGCGGCCTCGATGCTGTGTCTTTCGGACCGATATCCAGAGGTAATTTTGAAGGCAAAACCGCATCTTTCGCGCAGCTCGTCGAGGCTATGTATGAACTCAGGCAGCATCTCGTTCTCGCCTGTTTCTTGACAATCAAACTCTGAAATATCGAAGTACTTGTACATCACTCTTTCTTCCCAAACGCCTAGTAGTTACTTTTCGCGCTGTATGCCTTTAGTTTTTTCAAAAGTCCGCAATCCGCCGAGCCCAAGCATCCCCAAAAGTACTGTCATAAGGCTTTGCATATCGAAAGTCGGCAGTGTCGGCAGTTCAGTTCCTGTATATGCGGTAACAAACAGCGTTACTGGTAATCCAAGAAAGTGCCAAAACAGCGCCAAACCACATGTCCAACCAACAAAAGGTCGCCAGCCAGCTACAAACATCGATTTGTGTGCTGCTTCGGTCTTGTTGACCTCCAGCTGCCCCTTTGCCAACTCCTGTGCATGGCGCTCAGACATGGTGGCAATTTCATGGGCGAGCCTGTTGCGCTCATCCGCGTCGGGGATGAACTTGTCGAGCAGGCTAGTAACAGGCCCTATTAATGCTTCTAACACCCTTGTCTCCTAAAGCTGGCTGTATATCGGAATCAAGCGATTACCTAACGTGCGATCGACGCGCCAGCCATTCTGGAATACCTCTTCAATCGTCTCGGCGGTAGGCCCGAGCAAGCTAAAGATCGCTGAGCCACCCCACTCTGAATTTTGATGTGCCATCTGAGCCATGCTCAGCGGCCCCAGGAATCCTGACTTCTCGATAATCTCAAACCAGTAGTCGTCCCAGTCCATCTTGTCCGATCGGAAGTACTTCTGATCTGGCTCTTTACCCGGTATCAGCCACGCCAGCCCGTTCTTAGCGTACTCCCGCAGCTCCATGCCTAGCATCGCAAGCGGCATAGTGGCGACTGCAGTAAGCAGTAGTATCGAAGCAACGGCGGTAAGCTGCGCTTGGCCGGTTGTTGTCTCTGTGCGGGCCTCGGCTTCCCGCAGTACCCCACCCATGATGGTCTTGTAGTAGCTGTAGAAGTAACCCTTCAACTGCCAAACCAGAGCCCAGCGCGGATCAGAGGCCCAGACCGGTCGCTCTGCTGCGTTAGGACGCATGATTGATGACTCTACAAAACGAGCCAACGCGTCGCGCACCTTAACGCCTTCGGGAGTATCGAAACTTTTGTTCTCGTTCCACGCCAGAATTTCTTCGGCAGTGACGCCAAGCTCTTCGAGGTATCGCGTTGAGTTGGGGTTGTTGAACTCGTTCCGAGCGTGGTTTAGCAGGAACTGCACGCCCATGTTAGATGCAAACTCGCGGCTGAACTTGGTAAAGAAGTCGAGACCAATCAAACGGAACCAGCCGTCTGACAGCTTCCGCACAAACGGGTCCATGTAATCCTGTTCGGCTTGCGTAACCCACGCGTTGGCGACGGTCTCGTTAGTAACAACACCAATATCCCTGGCTAGTTGCTGTGCTTCTTGGCGATTCTTAACCGTAGCGGCAATCTGCTTGAAGCCTGTCCACAGCCCACTAAAGTCCTTGTGGTTAATAATTGGCCCCGCCAGATCAGGCAGCGAAGCGATAGTGGCAAACGGCAGGATCGTTACAAACTGCAGGAACTGACCCCAGCTGTTGAGCTTCCGCATCCACGGAGCAATAGGCTCCTTTTGGTAACCGAGGTATGAAGCGATTACATCTTCAGCTGTCTTGCGGTCCTCAGCTGATAGCTTCGCCAAGCGCTTTTTAAGCTGTTCTGGCCCGCCGGTAGCCTTGTTGAACTCGACGCGCTTGACTACGTGACGCATGTAATCGACGAATGCTGCCCCCGGTTCATTTACAAAGCCGTAAAAGTCGAGAAGCTCCCGGTCAATATTAGCAGTCAGCTTGATTGCCTGCTCCACCGCAGCTGCCGGGTTCGTAGGGTCAATGGCAGTCTCTTCCTCAATTGACTGACCAAGTTTCACGAGACGATCGATTGATGCGTCAATAGTTTTTGCATCGAGCGTAGGATCGTTATCGAGCAACAGCTGCTTGAACACCTCTCGCCGCTCGGTGACTTCAAACAGGTTTAGTGAAATTGGGAAGTAGTCAGGCCGCTTGCCGACGCCCGTGTTACTGGGCTCTATGTACTCGTCATAGAAAGTCTCTAGGTAGTCGCGAATCTGGCGAGCTACGCCTGTCAATTCTGCGGTGGGGATTGAGCTAAATGCCCTCTCAAAACCAGCCTGAACCTCTGGCGAGGTCATGTCGCCAATCTCACGCTCGAATCGGTTCTTCCAGCGGCCTACAGTCGTGTTAACCGCGCGCAAGAAGCCAAGCTTGCCACGACCTGCCAAATCCTGCGCTCGGACGTAGAACATGTCTGCAATCTCGTCCCCCGCCACTCTACGGAGGATGTTGTCTGCGGGGAGCAGTAGGCTGCGGATTGCGCCAGCAAGGTTGCTCTTAGTGGCCTTCTCGTAAGCTCGTGCAGTAGACCGAGCCCCAGGTGTGTTTTGCACCTGCTCGACTATGTCGGGGACCATCGTCTGTTGCAGCGTTGTGGTATTTGCAGTTTGGTTATGCCTTTCTGCTGAGTCGAGAACACCTTCTATGTATTGCTCGAATGTAGTGTCAGGAGTAATGAAGTTCGTTGCTCTACCAGGAGCAAAACTGGTCCCAAATCGATTCTGCCAAGCGCGACCTGCCCGAAGGAACAGGTCGTACAGGCGTCGACCTAGCTTCTTGAAATGACGCTCCGTCATATTGCGAGCTTGTTTGTTTAGGTAGCGCTTCGTGGCCCATTTTGCGACCTGATCTGCGTACCATTCCTCGAAAGGCGCATCTTGTCTTTCATAGCCTTTTGTTAACGGGCTTTTCCGATAAGCCTCTTCTAGCCGCTTTCGTAATGCGGGGTTAGCCATTGCCTTTGATTGCTCCTGACGATAAATCGCGTGGCCCATTTCATGAGCTAGCACAAGCGCATCGAGAGTAGAGTTACCTGTCTCCCTCAACATGATGATATTCGTTGGCGGATCGTAGTAACCATTCGCATTCGGGTTAGATCCAAGCAAACCCTTCAATCGGAGCACAGTACTAGCCACGCTAGGCTCATAGGTGTTGCGTATCTCTGTGTCGCTAAGTTGCTCCAGCTCTGCGTAACTGAAGATCGACGGGCGCTCTTCGAATGAAAAGCTATTCAAAAGCTCGTCATGTACACCTTTAACTATTTCGTCGGTTTGCCATGAGCTAGCAGCACGACCCCCAAAAAAGCGGGAACTTGTGCGCCTTGGGGGTGCCGCCGAATCTACCCTACCAGTAGTAGACGGCGCTCCGCCCCTGCGTCGATCAATAGAAAGATCATCTTCGCTTTCAGGTTGCGCTTGCTCTCGTTCTTCTGCAAAAACTTGAGTGGTCTGCCCTTCGTCAGTAGTAGCGATTACGCTACTTACAGATCTAGCACCTGCCTCAATCTCAGCTGAGCTCAACCCGTCTTGTGCCTCTAGGTTTGCCTCCTCAAAATTAGAATCAGATGTTTCTGCATCTTCGCTAGGATCAAAATCCCTACGTTCATTTATTGGGCCAACTTCGCTAACAGTTTCGCGAACCTCGGATGCCGTTACTTCAGATCCGCGAGCCCCGCGACCTAATAAATAGTTGATACTTAGGCCGTCTTTCACCTTCAGGTTTGCGCCTTTAAACTCTCCGTTCGGCGCAAAATTACGCTGATTTAAGAGGCTAACGCCGTTTTTGTCTTGTATGTCAAAACGGCCTGTGGCTGTAGACACTTCGTCACCTAACAGGTCGCTTAGCGATGAGTTGAAGACGGAGTTATCACGGTACAAAACTAATTCGGACAAAATCTCAAGCATCGCTGCCCGGTCAGTGTTTAGACGACCGCCGCCGCCCACATACTCCGTACCTTCTCTGGCACGCAACAACCCTCGGCCCATGTTCATCAACCGAGCAAGGTCTATAGTTGTGCGCCTGCCGTCAGGACGAACCAGCACTGCGCTCCGATTTCCAGGCTTACCTCCCTGTGCAAATCCAATCGCCTTTATTAGATACTGCTCTTTTGGCAGGCGCTGGCTTCTGCCATCCGCTTCGAAGGTGTATACCTCGTCAAAATCCTCTCGAATGACTTGGAAAACGCCATCTTTCTCTTGAATAGAAACAACGGAATTTGGATAGTCCGCCTGCTCTCTAAGGGCGGTACGCATAGTAGAAGCGTTGTATTGGTCTAACTGCGGGTCATCACCAAACTCTCTGGCGTATTCTCGGCGCAGCTCTATCTCATTGTCGAAAGGCTCCCTAGACGTGTCACGCGGCGTAAACTCTCCAACAACCTCTACTTCTGATTGAGTAACAGTCCTGTTTTCCTCAAACTCCTCGCGCTGTTCGAAACGCTGTCTCTGCTCTTCGCCCATGTTCTCGAAGGCAGATTGGTCCGTCATACCTAGCTCTTCCAGAGTCTCGTCATCAAACTCCATAGGACGAACATCTTCGGCCTCAAGCTTTCTCTTACGTGCTTCTAGGGCTTGATCTGCAGATACCACGCGGTATTGGAAGATAGGAGATAATTTTTCAGCGTTGGCTTTTGCTGCTTCAAGGTTTGCTGCAGTGGTCAGCTCTGCTGACACCACGTTACCTTTGTAGTCCAGAGCTTCTACAACTAGATCAGCGCCATCTACCTTTGGAGATGTATAACCTAAAGCTTCGGCCAACGACTCCTCATTAGCACCCGACTTAACTACCTCATCGGCAAGCTTTTCATCCTTTGTGACGATGGTTCCGCGGCCCGGGATGTATCGGGCATGGAATACTTTGCCATCTTCTTCGAAGCGACCGTCTTGGGGGAACCGCTCTCTGCCCTGCTCTCCCGCAATCCATACGGCCTGCTTGGTGCTGTTTGCGTCGTGAATAGCGGCTAGCTGAGCATCTAGGTCGACTTTTGGTTCAGGGGTGGTTACTCCCTCATCGGTTTCACCGAACTGTTCCGCATTGATCTCTGCATCAACACGCTGTCCCTGAGACTGCGCCAGCTTCTCTCTGGCTTTATCAATGATGCGCTTAGACTCGCCTGCTGCGGCACCCAGCGTACCTCCAGCAGCACCCGCAGCTTTACCGCCTAAGAAACCGGCGAACGCGGACTCTGCCAAGCGCAACGCAGCGTCCTCGCGGGTAAAGTCATCATCCAGGTCAAACCTGTTAGCTACGCTAATACCTTCTTGCACAAATTCAGTTGTGCCTTCGATTGCCCCACCCTTCAGAGCGGAGCCAGCGATGTCGCTAGCGAGACGATTAAAGATGCCACCTTCCTTGGCAGCGCGTTTACCGGCCACGTTCCCGACCAGCTTGAGCAAAGCGACTTCGCCCAAAACTCCAACGGCAGCTTGTGGTGCGCCCACTACTGCTGCACGGAATGCCTGCATTGGATCTAGCTCCTTGCCGGAATCCAACGCTTCAGACAAGTTGCTGCCTGACAGGGGTACGTACTCAGACGTAAAAGCACCGCCCAACGCGCCGCGCCGGAAGTACTTATACATTTCGTTTGCGAGCTCAGTCTCGTCAGGAGTAGCAACGCCTTTTGCTGTTTTTGACAATGCGTCACTAACAACTCGTTTTGCCGCGTTGCGGCCTGTTGCTGACAAGACCCCCCGCCCAGCTACTGCGGTGATACCACCAATGCCTGCTCCCGCTATGGTGGAGACGGCGGATGGTGTGATCTGACCTACTGCTTTTACTGACTGAGTGAGGAAGCCTTCAAAGGTGGGCTGGTCTAAGAACTCCTCGAAAGACTGGATGTCTCCCATTAAGTCAGCAGTGTATTCCTCGTTCTGACGGGCCTCTGCGATATTTGCGGCGGCAGCTTCGTCTGCCCCGACAAGCGTTTGAGCAAGCGCCTGAAAATAGTCTACGTCAGTGGAAAGACCTTCGGCACCGGACTCTGCTGCGCGAGAAAAAACCTCAGCGAGAGGGATGTCACGTTCAACCGCTGCTACCTTGTCACGACCTGTGGCCAACCCGGTTACTCCTATCTAACGCGTGGAACTGCTACGTCTTCTACATCTTGGAGAGAAAGTGGTTGATCTTCGGCATTCGCTAACGCAGCAAGAACCAACACGTCGTAAAGTGTTTTGTCCAGCTGTCTAATATCGTTTGCGAGAACAAGCTCGTCTTTGCGGCGTCCTGGTATACGGTTCCCGTCTTTATCTCGTCCAGGCGGTCCGGTGTAGTAGAAGCCTTCAAACTTCCCATCTGGCGTGAACTTGCCCTCTACACGACTGAGGTCAAAATCCGTCTTGCTAATGTTGCTCGGGTCTGCGTCGCCTCTAAATATAGATATCAGGGTCTCAGCAACGCCGCCTTCCTCTCTCGCCGCATAAGTAGCGAGAATCTCACTGAACACTGGCGCAAGCGCTCTCATCATTACGGGGCGCTGTTCTGGCGTTAGAGCCGAAGCCATGGTTAAGAAGGGCGCAAGGGAAGGCAGGAACTGTTGAACACCTTGCTCTGTAAGAACTCCGTTCTCTTTTACTGCCGCTAAGTCCTCTTGGAGTTTTGCGCCAATTTCTCCTGCCGCCTTTTGTCCTGCTGCAAAGTCAGTACGAAGAGTCCGATTAAATCTTTCAATGTCTAATGCGTACTCAGCGCGGCGCTGCTCTAACACATCTCGCTGTAGCCCGAGAGTTGTCGCGTCTTTGGCGGTCATCGATGCTGTGCCCGTCTCAAAAATGTTTGAGATCTGCTGCAACATATCCCGCCGAGTAGCGAGATCTGGATTTTTACCGCCCCCGATGGCTGCAATCATGGCAACCCGAGCCATGGCACGATCTCGTCTGTTCTCAAGCTTCGCCAAGTCGTTGACAGTCTGCACGCCTGCCTGCTGCAACTGTGTTGCAACTGCAGCTTGATCTTGTGGTGACATGGTGACTTCACCGGACATGACTTTCTCTACTACCTGATCAGTAGGCATGTCCTTGGTTTCTTCAACAACTTTGTCGACGGACGCCTGTTGCTCGGGCGTGTCCATGGTAAATGTTGCAGGTTCGAGTTCGGCTATTTCTTCTTTCAGCCTATTAACGCGGTTTCTAGCGCCTCTCGCTGCGTTCTTGCTTCGACCCGATTTTTCCAGGTTCTCAAGTCGAGCCTCTTCTGTTTTAAGCTGCGCCCTCTTTTCTTCTAAACCCGAGTCCATCTTGCGCTCTTCAATCCGGCGCAACATCTCTTGGTTACGTCCGATTTGCTCAGGCTTGGGTTCAGGCTTGGGCTCAGGCTCGGGGGGCGGCTCACCGGATGCAACCGAGTCGATAAACTGCTGACGCTCGGTCGGGTCTTCGATATTTGCAGCACCTGCTACCACGCCCCTGCGAATAGCGACCTGCTGCTCTACCGGCTGGTTAGCAATGCTTGCTTCAAGTTCAGAAAGATCGGCGTCTACTATGCCCTCAGCGGCCAAGGCACCTTGTATATCGTATGCAGTTTGAATTCTGCGTGAAGCACCTAGAGCGACATCAGCAGATTTTACGAAATCCTCTAGTGTTGCGAACTTCGCAACAGGCGCATTAGGATCTTTTGATCCATCCGCTGTAATAACGCCGAAAGTCCCGTCTTCGTTCGATGTTTGAATGACCCAGCCTTTACCATCAGGGGCTTTGACAAAACGGATATCTTTTACTGAGGGATCTATCAAGCCAGAAGTGCGGGCAATATTCTTCATTGCATCTATAGATGCGGCGTCACCGGCTTCTAACTTCGCTGCTGCTTTTGACGGGTCAATCCGAGTCTTAGTGTCGTTAAACAGACCCGCGTCGTCGACCATGAGCATGTTCTGATTTGCGGCGGCTACGTCCAGCCTCTCGCGCTCTTGAGCAGCTGCTCGGCCCTCTTGCGCCTCTCGTATAGCAAGCTCTCGGTCTAGCCGCTCAGCCTCTTCCCTGGCTGCAAATGCTGACCCGGCTCCGGCTAAGCCAACACCAATCCCCGCTAATCCATCCAAAAGACTCATGACACTTCCTTATATAAACGCCGCGAGGATCGCCGCAGCGCCAAGACTACCGATCAGTCCGTAGGTCTGAGCTTTCTGTGCAGCTTTGGCTTGCTCATAAGCATTTTTGCGAGCAGTAGCATCTGCTGCAGCCGATCCCATTTGCTGCAAAGAGCTTCGATTGACGCCCTGCCCGATGTTGATCAGGTCTGCCAACAATGTCTGGTTAGCGTCTCGCTGCGCTAAACGGGCATCGCCAAGTGCCTGAATACCCCCCAGGGTGTTGCTGCGGCCCAAACTGCGCTGCATCTCCTGCTGTTGAGCGGGAGTCAAAGCAGTGCCGTAGCGACTAATGTTTCGCTGCGCTATGTCGCGGGCCTGTTGCTGCGCGCCTGTAATGTCTTCCCGGGCCTGGTCGATAATGCTGGTATCAGTCTGCGCCTGATTGATTAGCTCTTCTTCGAATCCGCCGTAGTTAGTGATGAAGTCCAAATACTGCTGGCGGGTAAGATCGGCAAACGCCTGGTCTGGGTCACTGACTGTCGGAATGGAAGCAGCGTTGTTCGGTGGCGTATAGTCTGTAGGGACATTGGGGTAAGCGCCTACTCTTGCCATCCGACGATCAGGAACGTCTTGCTGAGCAACTTGTATATCGGGTTGCGGGACAGCTTGCTGCTGCATGCGCTGCACCATCATTTGCTGCTGCTGGACTGTCAGCTCTTTAGGAAGATCATAAATTGCCATTAGATGCCCCCCTGACTTGAAAGATTGTTGAAGAAGTCTTTCGAGAACCTACCCATGCCAGAATCCGCCGCGTCTGGGTTTGCATCGAGGTACTTGTTCAATCCGGCCCCAATTGCGGCTCCGGCCAACTGACCGCCTGCCTTGTACTTAGCAGCGGCTACCTGTTGATTCGCTCGGGCTTTTGTTAACGCCTCTGAAGTAGCAAGACGCGATGCCTGGGCAAGTCCGCTTTGTGCTTCTGCAGCTTGTCCGCGAGCAGTGCCGAGCACGCCAGTTTTCATCCGGTTCTCGATACCTTTAGCAGCTGCGGTTGCTTGGCCCAGCTGACCCTGAATAGCAGCAGCGCGATCACCAGCAGCTCCAACGCGCATTGTCTCCTGAAAGCCACCGTCAGCCAGCGCCTGCTGGGTGTCGGCGTTAGCTCTGCCGCGCAACGTGGTTTTGTAGTCGTCGGTCATAGACTTGTCGCGCATCTGCTGAAGCAGCGGGTCGTACAACTGCTTGAAGCGGTCGTACTCTGCTTTTGCTACGCCTGCTGAAACCTTCTCAGCTTCGGACTGCTTTGGTTTATCTGGGCTGCTGCTCATTGCCGCACGTCCTTCTTTAAAGAGATGAAGTCCAAATCCCAACCGACTTCTTTTTCAATGTATCCAGCTAGCTTGTGGTTAAGAGTCCTTACCTCAACAAAACTAGCTCCAATATCGCGAGCCACTTGCTCGAAAAATGCGGTGTGCCTTACTGCCTCTGCCCCGCCCCGCCTTTTTGCCCACGCAAACCATAGAAACAACGACTTAGCACCGCTAAACATGGCCGTAGAGACGGTAGTCACCACAAACCCATCATCTGTAACCCAAAGATGTGCATCCTCTGCTTTACATGCCGCGTAAACGTCTTCGGGAATGACCTCAAGGAACGAAGTGCTGTCAATAATTTCTTCCAGCGCGGGCCTGATCCAACCCCAATGTTCTTTAATGTCAGCCAGAACCGGGTCACTTGATCTCTCTTCCGTACCTATTTCGCTGGAACTTGTGTGAGCGGTAAACGCCTCCATAACTAACCTTCCTGGCTATTGGCATATCTGCATGACGCGCTCTGCGGTCTGCTTCTTGAATACTCTGCTGGAACAAGGTGCCGTACACCTGTGCAGCGCCGAAATCTGTCCACTCTTTACTGGGCAGACGTAAGAGACGAAACAACGTCCCCTGGATAATTGCTTCTCGGTAGTCCGTCATAACATCGTCGTCGCAAGACCTAGATGTATATGTGGGCTTCAACTGCGCGCGCAGTATTACTGACGAGGATTTCGTTTCGTTTGGAACTGGCACAAGCCAGAAAGTAGATTGATTAACTTTGACGAAGTAGTCGGGCTCGCCAGCGTTATCGGCATCACGCCACTTCGGTACACGCTGCTCTAACAGCCCGGTCGAAATTGGCTCTAGGTCATTCCCTTTATAGACCACCCACATGATCTTATGAACGACCGTCCCGCTCGGGGGCTCTAAGTCATACTCAAAGATATTAGCGACCGTAGTTACTGGATCTAACTCCTGCTGATACACGGGCGCTTTCTCGCACAGCTCGATAGCTGCTGCCCGAATGTTGCTTTCTATAAGGGTGTCAGGGCACCCCGGCACCATCGGTATGATCTCTGGTAAGAGCGCTTCGTATCTAATAGCCACCGGCTATTACCCCGCTACTGCTGTAGTTAAATTAGGGTTGGCTCTACTTTCGGTGTTTGGTGTGGTAATCAGATCTACCTGCCCTTTTCCAGTCAAAGACTGCAAGAACAACTGGTAGTGCCCGTTGGCACGCTGAGAGTTACCTGCGTACTCGGCGTCTTTCAGGTATGCCTGATACAGCACGTAGTTCATGACCGCGTTGGCGTAAATGTCAGGAATAGATAGGTTGTCGCTGGCCGTGACAGCTGCGGGGTTCGCAGAGTAGACAATCTCTATGTAGGAGTTACCACTTACGCCCGGGTATACGTAAAAATTGCGCGGGTTCTGCTCATCGTAAATGTAGTGCTTGACCTCTGCGCCATGAGCCGCATCACCTGAAACGGTCGGGTCATGCCAGTTAGGTACTTGAGCATCTAGGATCTCACGGCTAACAAGACGGATAGATCGGCCACCCGTCCCCCCTGACGATGCTGACATGTTTCTAACTACTCGCAGCAAGCGATTGCCAGCGCTAGGGATTTCCTGCTTGGTCCCCGTTGCAAGGGTCACAGTAGCGTTTACGGCGCTTGCATCTGGCTTTAAAAGAGCGATTTCACGCTGTGCGTCGTTGACCCAAAAAACCAGCTCTGATTCTGGCCATCGGATATTAGAGGTGTCCTGCAGGGTAGTCTCTACTCTTGTAAGGACGCTAGCTACCGTAACGCTCATTGAAACTCTCCTTTATGAGTTAAGGGCTTGCTGCCAAGCCTCTTCACGTTCATTCGTGGGTACTGTGCGTCCTGCGTACTTGTTAACAGCGGTAGCTTTTGGCGTTCCGTCTGCTTTGAAATCATCGGGATTAGCCGTATTGATGATTTCATCCATAACCTCGACCAGCGGCTTCTGATCTTCTGCGGGTGGCTCTGACTCAACTTCTGGCGTCGGAGCATCCCCTACAATTTCTGCGCCCATAGTTAAAGCGATCTTTCCAATCTCATCGCCAACTTCTCGTGGCACACCGGCTTCAAACAGCACTACGGCCCCAGATAGCATGGCTACCCTAAGAGGCTCTTTGCTAACAATCTTCATGAGTTTTCCTTAGAAAAAAGGCCCCCCGAAGGGGGCCATGGACCTTACTGAGCGGTATCGAGGCAGACGACTCCGAAGTCTTCTACGCCGCCGTTGATGTCAGCGTTGTACTTAGGCTTGCGAAGACCGAAGATCTTGCCTACCGAAATACCCAGCTGATTACCGTAGTCGAAGGTATCTTCTACGATCTCAGGCAGACCAATGTCAGCCATAGCCAGCGCCTGAGCACCTACAAACAGAGCTCGTGCACCAGTTACGTCTGCATCAGCACCCCACTTGTAGCCAGCAGCACCAGCGTTAGAGGAAGTACCAGTCGTAGCACCTTCAGTTGAGAAGACGTGACGGAACTCGTGGACCATTACGCCATCAACCATCAGGCTTGAAGAACCAGCAAACAACTCGTTGCTAGGACCACGGACACCTGCGTTACGGACGTTAGCCAGGAAGTCTGAGTCGAGCTTCAGATCAGCCATTTGCTGCGGGGTAACAAACAGGTGGAACACCTCTTGGTTTCCAGCAGCACGCATGCCACGGATGTAGTTGTCTTTGGCGTATGCCTTGAGCTCTACAATGTGACGGTAAGCCAGCTTGTCAGTGGCTGTAACAGCAGTAGTGTCGCCTGCAGCCAAAGTCGTGCCGCTAACTCGACGGTGTCGGTTAGTAGTGGGAGCAGACACGTCTGAAGCAAACTCCAGGTCTACCAACTCGTGACCAGCAGATGACGAAGTAGTTCGCAGCGCACCGTTAGTCTTGTGAGTATAAGCAACACCAGACAGAGTCAGGAACGCCAGCTGGTCGATACGATCAGCCATTGCGTAAGCCAGCATGTCGCGCGAAGTCTCACGGAAGTTAACGATCGTCTTCTGATCAGCAACTCGGCCCGCGATACGGTTTGCGAAACGCAGCTGGTCCAGCTCAATGGTGATGTCATACGCGCGGAGGGCTTCTTCGTTGCCTTCCAGCGTGTTGTCACCAGTGATACCGTCTCCAGTCATGTCAGCAAGCAAGGTCAGGTTCGCCTTGGTGCCTTTCTCTGACTTAGTGAGCTCAGTAATGCGCTGAACAGCGGCGTTCTGGCCGGTTCCAGCAAACTGGTTAACAAAAGAAGCGTTGCGGGCAACGCGCCAAAAATCACGGGACCACGCCTGAAGCTGGTCGCCCGTGAGGGTTCCGAAATTAGTAGTAGCCATTTGGGTTCTCCCTTAATAGGCATAAAAATATTGGCGGCAAAAGCCACCGTTCTTAGCCGACTTAAAGGAGCGGCTAATCCGTACCCCGTATCGTGAGGCGACGAACTAGCGCTGTTTTACGAGGTGCGACCTCGGCTTCTTTAACGCCTGTGCAGGCGAAGACGTTTTTAGCGTGATCGACACGATCAGTTATCGTACTGATAGACGAATGCTACTGTGATATTAGCGTGGGTAATACCCAAACGCAAGATCTATGGTGCCGACTTTATAATCAAAAAGACGCCATAAATTACGGCCCCACTAAACGCTAAAGCTAAAATGCTAAAAATAGAATCAAGCAGTAAACGTCTACGTCTCCTTTGCTTATAAATTGCTTCTTCGCGCTTCTTCTTGATAGAGCGCCGCAGCATTATCATTTCTTGGTAGGTCTCTACTCCATACGCCCAAACAATAAGTTCGCGAATTTGTTTTTCTTGTTCTTCGAGTTTCTTTTTAGCGATTACGCTGTTTAATGCTTGCTGTTCAACGGTATCGCCATCAAACAGCTTTTTAAAGATGCCTGGATTTTCAGCTTCCTGTTCTGCCTCTTTAATATCAGCTGCAAACGAATACCACTGCCCTAGTTTTTGGGCAACGTGTTCTATTTCAGCCCCCTTATTTACTAGCGTCTGTATACCCTTGAAGGTTGTAGACGCCATAGCGATCATTGATAGGGGGTCCATAACTCACCGATAACGTGAGGTCTTCTTAGCAATATTTTTAGGCTGCTTAGAAAACTGTTTACCCTTCCTGGTATCTTCGCGCTTCTTCCTAGAAGTTGCTGCGTACTCTTTTTTACTTAGCGCGTCTCTTGCTTTCTTCGGTAAGTACCGCTCGCCGGTAGCCTTGCTACCCTGTGTGCTGTTCTTCCCGCTTTTGGTGCCCCATTTCTCCTTTGTCCACTTGGACAAGGACTTTTGTGCTTTGGTTTTAGCACCTGAATAACCGCCTCCAGCCTTTTTGTATCGTTGAGTAGCAAGCTGCGCCTTCCTAGCGCTCCATTGCCCCGGTTTACCACCTTTTGAGCCAGCTTTTACCGCTGCGACAATGCGCTTCCACTTCGCCTCGTCAGTGCGAGCCATTAGTACTTCTTCTTGGCCTTAGCCTTCGCTTTTTTCTTAGCTGGGGCCTTCTTTTTGCCTCGCTTTGCGCTACAAGGTTTTCCGTCGTGCATGATTAGCTCCCTTTCTTCCATTTAGTGGACTTGGATTTCGTCTTACTGGGGGACCACTTGACCTTGTCCGCCCAATAAGCCGCTGACATCTTTCCTTTCGAGATATTTTTGGCATGGCGCGACTTAAACGCCTTGCGCTGACCAACTGTCTGGTTGGTCTTGACCCCCTGCTGACCAAAACGGATGGTTTTGACCTGATCGCCCTCTTTAGCGACCACAATGTGGGACTTAGTTGGGTGAGAGGGGGTGCGCTTGGGCTTGTTGAAACCCGATACACCTGCTCTCGCGAGTCGGGGGTCTTTTTCTCTGGCCATTACAAGAGATCTCCTCGTAATCGTTTAATCGTTGCCTCTGGAAGCGCGTTAAATTCGTCTTCCGTCATAGTGCTGATGTCCAGGGCCTTTTCGCCGCGGGCCGCAGAGCTTTCACCGGGCAGTTCCGGTGGTTGCGACTTCGCTGCGTTAAGCTTTTTGTTTACTTCGGCGCGTTTTTTGGCAACTTCGTCCTGCACGGGCGCAGCAGACTGCGTCAAAGTCGACTCTTGCGGAGCTTCTTGGGCCAAATCGTGATCTTTAATGACAAACTTGGCTGCTTTAGACAGTGCGTCTACCGCATCAAAGCCCTGTACGATGAAAGCGTCACGCAAATCGATAACTTCTTGCGTGTAATCCGCGTTGTATTCGGCAGAATTCTGGTCAAATACCGGAAAATTCGCCTCTAGCTCGTTTGCAGCGGCTTGTAACGCAGTAGCTTGTGCATTTTGTGACACGGTCTGCTGCATTTTTTGGCTCATGTCGAACTCAAGCTGCGTTTTTTCCGCAGTTCGGATCTCTTGACGCAGTCGTACCGCCTCTGCTTCCTTACCGTCGAGCACTAAATTCATGTACTCGCGCTCTTTGGCGTCAAAGTCGTAAGCGTCAGGTGCGTCCGCAGGGGGTTCCTGCGCTTTTTTCATGTCTTCTACCTGCTTCTGCAGGGCTTTTTGCTTCGCAAGCACCTCATCTAGACGCGATTTCGGCACCATCGGCTTATCTTTAGTAACGTCGGGCTCTGGGGCGGGCTCCGGCTCTGCTTCTTCGGCAACTACCTCCTCGGTTTCTTCGGCTACTGGCTCCTCTTCAACAGCCTCTTCCTCCGTTTCTCCCTCTACTTCTTCCTCGGCTTCAGCAACAACCTCCTCTTGCACCTCTTCCTCGGCTTCGGCAACCGGCTCCTCGCCAAGCCCAAAGTTCAAATCAAGTGCCTCTTCCTGCTCGGTGCTCTTGTCAGCGCCGGGCATTACGTCAAACACTTCGTCGAACTGATTGTTTGGGGTTTCTTCCTTTGCCATGTGGCAATCTCCTATTGCGGGTTACGAAAATTTGGAACGTCTATCTGCTTTGGCCTTGCTGCCTGTTTCTTGGCAGAGGTCTGCATGGCAGTCGCCGCGATGCGTGTTGCAGCATTTGTTTCTGACTGATCTCGGCGGGTCTGGTTAGTGAGGTCGGCCAGCTCACGACGCAACATGAGCTCCTGCTCCTTCATCTGCATCTTGCTCTGCATCTCAGCGATGCGAACCTGCGGATCAACTTCTGCCATGTCCTGAACCTTGGCGACGTTGAGCGCCGCTTCGGTCTGGGTCTTCCTCACGTCTGCCTCAAGCTGAGCAATTTCAAGCTGCAACTTGGCGATTGCCATCTGTTGCTGCATGGCCATGGCTTCTGCCTGCTCGGGAGTTGGCGGCTCCTGACCAGTAAGCTGGCGGATGCGCTTGGCCAGCTCACCCTTCTTGGCAAGGTGGCTGTACTCGATGATGGCGTCATCTGGGATGGCAACACCGACCTGCCGGAGATTAAGCGCTTCAGCGAACTGCACCTCATCGAACGAGTCACGGGCAGGTGCTGTAGCAATTACCACGTCGTACTCACCCAGCGTCAGGTCGTTCAGGATCTGCCCTTCGGGTGTCACCTCGTTAATCATCATCGGCATGCGGGGCTGCAACGGATCGCTCTCATCTGTAACCATGATGATGCGCTGCTCGGTATAGAACGCCTGAATAAGATCAAGCACCTTCTCGGCTAGGTACTGCCGCGACTTACGCAGATTGTCGAGTGGCACCTGGATCATGACCACGCCACGGTTCTGCTTGGCTTGGATCGCGACCCCTGATACTTCGGCGCTGTCAGAACCGAGCATGCTGTCGTTGATGCCCGAGATGGTCTTTATGTTCAGCGCAGCTTTCTGGCTGATGCGATCAAGACCAGTGGGGATCTGATTAGGCTGAATCTTGGTGGGCGGTGAGGAACCCCGGTTGTACTCGACAACCAGTCCTGTCTCAGCGCCGTGCTCCTCCAAGTCATCGGCTGTCATACCAACCAACGACCCACTTTCTACCATCCAGCCGCTATTAGCTGTGGTATTAACAATATGCAGCTCTTGGCTGGCAATTTTGTTCAACTGCTCCTGCGGTGATAGCAGGTTACGCACCATGCCAAAGGGTCGGCCACGGCGGAAGTATGCGAAGAACGGCACAATCGTCAGGTCGTTGTAAGGACTCCAATCGTCATGCAGCACGACGTGATCGCAAGTTACGGTCCACCTCACTCGCCGTTTCACTTTGCTAATGATGTCCAGCCCGTACTGCTTGGCAAACTTCTTAGCCTTAGTGTCAGACCAGTTTTCTGGTACGTCGCGTGCGTCACCCGTGTTCGGATCAACGTAGCAATCCACCCGGGTCATGCGCTTGTGCTGACGCTCGATGACCCGCAGCGCACGCACGTTGCGATACTCATCATCGCCCGGCACACCCGCGCCAAAATAGTCGTCTACTGAGTCCGTATCCCCGAAGCGATTTTCCTCATACTCGATGGAGTCACGCCCGAAACCTGCGCCGTTTTCAGCAATGAAGCGCAGCTCTTCCGCCTTCTTCTTGCCGTACAGCTCCTCGATCTCATCGAGAGTCATCCACTTCGTCTCAAACACCTCGTTCCAGCTTTTTGGGTCTGAATCTTTTGCGTCTGGGTCAATGAGAATGTCGAGCGGATCTTTGGCGGTGATGCGGATCTCACCCTCAACGTGATCGCTGAAGTCCATCCGAACGTCGAAATACCCCCGTCCATCGAGGATCAGGCCGTCGCTAAACACCTGCTGCTCAACCCAGTCGAGCTTATTGTTGTCAGCAATCTGCATGTACAGCTTGGTTAGAGTCTGTGCGACCTCTGCGTCACCGGAACGGCGGGGTTTGAACTGCACATCTGCGCGGCGTGTGGACTGCTCGCCCAACACCGTGTTCACCGTTGGCAGAATCGTGTTGATCGTCAATGCTGGACGGCCCTCGTTGTCGAGCGCGTGCAGATCATCAAGATCCCACTGATCGCCGCGATAGAACGCGTCGCACTTTTTTGCCATCTCGATATATTCGAGGTGGCCGTTGTCTCGGGCGCGAATGTAGCGATCCCATTGCTTGGAGGCGACTTCTTGCTGCTCAGCTGCTGTCATCCGTGACAGTGTCTTTTTGTAAGCCATGTTATGCACTCATCGCTGATTTAGAGGCCCGTACCGGCCTGACCATGTGTTCCAGTCGATCCCGCCATGAAGGGGGCTTTATGACTGGTGCTTGGTATGTCGAAAACTCAGACATCATCAAACCAAGCCACGCAAGCGCGTCGACTTGGTCATCGTGAACACCGTTGGGGAAACGCAACATCTCTGCGACCAACGGCCCTGTAAAATCCTCATCCCTGGGGAAGAACACCATGCCCTGCTGCATGCGTCCCTGGATGGCTCGGGCTCGGGCTTCCTTGTCCCGTCGACCCGTCTTCAGGTCCTTAAAGTACGCCTCATATAAGCCGCGCTCTCTGACGCGCTTCTCAAGAAACGGCCCCAGCGCCATCTCGATGTGACCTTTCTCAATGCCGACGATGCTGGGCTTCCACGCTTCGTACAGATCTAGAATCTGTTCGACCAGCTCAAAGCCGTCGAACTTTCCGCGCACCACGTCAATGACGTACAGGCAGTCCCGTTCATCCACCCCGATGACCATGCCGACCGAGTAGTCGTTACGGTCCCGCTTGCCGATGGCCAAGTCCCACGCGCAGTAGTACCGCATCTGGTTGTAGTCGAGGTCTTCACGGTCGTAGTACTGGATCATCTGGCGCGAGAAGTAGTCGCCGTCGTCCGCGACCGGATTCTGCTGATAGAGGGCCGACCAATCTCTCGGTCCAACGGCTCTTTTGATTTGCTGCAGAGACTCCACGTTATACCGCTCGGCGTGGAGAGCATCGCCCTTAACTCGGAACTCTTCGTCTTCTTCTGCGATGGCTGGGTACTTAACGACGGTCCACTCATCTCCGCCCTCTGCTCCTGCTTTGAGAAGCCGCCCAGCCAAATCGTCATCATGCCAGCGAGTGAGAATGACAAGTACGCCACCACCAGGAGCAAGACGCGTGTAAGCAGTAGACGTATACCAATCCCAGTTAGCGTCGCGGTTATTCTGGCTCTCAGCGTCCTCACGGTTCTTTACAGGATCGTCGATGACAAGGACATGTGCGCCTTTACCAGTGATACCACCACCGACACCAGCAGCAACGTACCCACCACCTCCAGTAGTAAGCCATGCCTCTGCACTTTGGGAGTCTTTGTCCAGACGCGTCTGAAAAGCGGTTTTATACGTCGGTTCACGAAGGAGCTGACGGACCTTGCGACTGAAGCCCATAGCAAGCGAACCCGAATACGAGCAAGATATAAATTCGTGGTCAGGATGGCGACCCAGATGCCAAGCCGGGAACGCCACCGACGCCAAGGTACTTTTTCCATGGCGCGGTGGCATGAAGAGCATAAGTCGCGGACTTTTCTTTTCAGCCACGTCACGGCTGAACTGCTCCAAGCGCTGACAGATGTCTTTATGGACCCAGCCAGCGTGGTAATCGGGGTTAAAGCGTTCAACAAACGGGAGAAGACGCTTTCGCGTAAGGATGCGTAACGCCAACTCCGCTTTTGCTTTGTGCTCAAGACTTTGCTCCTCCTCTTTCTCTTCGAGTGCAGCTTCTACCTCGGGGGCCACTGATGGTGCTGGCAGTGCTTCGTTTCTTTCAGCTAGGCAATAGACACACTCATCAGCTGTATCACTGGCGAACAAGGTCTCGGGTTGGAGTGTTTTGCAGTGCCCGCACTCCCTTTTAAGCACCTCATTACTCAACGGACGGCTCCAGGTATGTGGCGTCTTTACCCGCGATCTTTATCAACTCCTCATCCGACAAGCGCTCTAGCTGCTTAGACGTTGCGTTGATCTGCACATTTACCTGCGCCTGCGGCTCTTGCTGCACCAACCCGTGCAGCTTGACCAACGAGTCCGTTGTGTTTTTCATTTCAGTAGCATTGGCCGACGCGGAGTAAGCCTCCATGTACATGCCGTGCGCGTTAGCAATGGTGAACTTCACTGTTTCCCGCGCTTGCTCGCGGAAATAACCCAGCGCCTTCTGTAGCTCTGGGCGACGCACAGCTTTGAGGGCTGCGTCATAGGACTTGTAGCCGACAGCTCGCGCTGCAGCTCTGATCGACATACCTGATGCGACTAGCATGACGAGCTTTTCTTGTTGGACGGTCAATGTCCCATGGGCCAGGCCCATGTACGGCATCCGAGCTTGAAACTCTGTATGTGTTAGATCGACATCCTCTTTAATGGAGTCGATGCCTTCCTCCAGAAGTTCCGCTTTTGATCTCATACCGTAAGTCGTCGTCCAACCAAACAAACATAGGTGCGCGTTCACCCAGGCCAGCCACATCAAGCTCCTGTATGAACGCCCACAACGAGAGCTCTGCACCGCGGCTCTCTAATAGTTCTTCAACGCGTGCGGCGTCGTACACAAGTACTTCTTGGCCGCTTTCCCTTAATCCGATTCCAACCAAGGCTTCGAGAAGCCCATCAATCGCATAAGCTTCAGTGTAGTCGGACATAGATACATATTACCTGTACTAATATTTACTCGCAAGCGTAGTCGTGAATAGTCTTGACCCACCACCAAAACATATCCGTCGATAATGTGTGTCGCATGATGTTTATACGGTAAGCCACAAGACGCACGTTTACTTTTGAATAACCTTCATCGTTGTTTATTCGGTCGATCGACGCGTTGAACTCTTTAGTGCCAGAGCCGTCCAGGTGATGAGTCAGCGTTACGCCGGACACAGCGCAGCGCCCGTTCTGCTCGTCCCATAACTCGAAGAGCTCTTCCGGCGAAAGTGACCACTCGTGGGTCTTCTGTCTACTGTGCTTCAGCTTTGAAATCAGGTTTCGCAAGTACGCTTCATGCGATCCGTCCATGATCATGTGTCGTCTTCGTGATTTATGTTTTATGCGGCATGGTTCACAGATCTTGCGTCTTTTGCCGCTCGGGTACTGCTCAAACTGATCTAGTGGCACGTCTGCTTTACAAGCAGTGCAGTGCTGCGTATTCAAACGCTGCTCCCCCAGGGTTTTACCCGAAGATAGGGGCAAAAAAATTTTTTGCAAAATTTATTTCTGTACCGCTGACGCACTGTCTCCCTGCCGGTCAGTCACGCGCCCCTTTCCCCTTTTTTCCGACATGGAACCTTGTTTCGAGTCATTACGCATGAACCTTGTCCGTCAGTAACCCCTTCGACGCTCGCTTCGCTCCCGCCGCCCATACATGTTTGTGAGCAATGACGCTCGCTTACTTGGAGTTACAACATG